ATGTTTTACTTGCTCCTGTAACCTTTTCCTGATCCTCTGTAAGACCAGTTACCTCCAGTTCTAACTCTTCATTAGTAACAATACATTTGTCATTCTCTTTAATTAAACTATTAATTTTTTCTTTCTTACCCTTGATATTTTCTTTACCTCTTGATTCTATATCTTCTATAAATTTTTTCTGCATACCTACCTTATCGGTTAGATTCTCTTTTCTTAACTCTAATATCTTTATATCATCTTTTAAATGTCTAAGTTTATCCTTAACAACACTATTCATTGCTGAGAATATTCTTATATCTAATAAATCTTCTATGACTTCTCTACGATTTGGAGCTGACAGTTGCATGAAAGGAATAAAACTACTTGATCCAAGAACTACAATCTGAGTAAATGATTTATAATTTAACTTAAGTATATTTGTTTCAAGATATTTTTGTTGATCATTTGCAGCTGCAGTTTGATTTAACATATTACCACCAGCCCATATTTCAAATACAGATGGTTTGATACCACGAACAACTTTATATTCTCTAGTTCCCACTGTAAAATCTATTTCAATTCTACAATCTTTTTCATTTACAGTATTGACTAATTGTGATTTTGTAATTTTACGAAATGGTTTGTTAAACAAAACAAATGTCAATGCATCTAGAACTGTACTCTTACCAGCTCCGTTACTACCAATTATTAAAGTTGTATTACTCTTTTCAAAATTTATCTCAGTCCAATGGTCTCCTGTAGAGAGAAAATTTTTCCATTTAATTTTCTTAAATTTTATCATAATTTTTTGGAATTAACAAATCATCGGAAGAAATTATCACATATGGATAATCATACGCTTCACAGGCGTTTATGGCAACATCATCAGGAACTTCTGTAACATCTAACTCAGGATACTTTTTATCACTCATCGCCATCATCATGGCATATCTAACAGCATCATCCTCCTCTTCAAAAAGAAAAATAACTCTTTGACCTTCATCATCCTCAACTGCATAAGCACCTTGTTGATCTGAGTTTTTTACAGAAAGAATATACATTATTCTACCTCACAAGCCTCAATATAAACTTCTTTTAGTAAGTCTTTAATTTGTGATTTATTAAGAGACACATCAGACTCATCAATGTATCGATTTAAGATACTAATTGTATCCTCACTCTCATCACTTTCTAACTCTTCTGGATTGTAGTAACCATTGAAATCAAAGTTTTCAACAACTTTTAAGTCATGAACATTTGATGTAACAAATTTTTCAACAAACTTCTCAAACTCTTTCAAGTTAGATTTTTGTTTGACTATGATTTTAATTATCTTATCTTTATATTTTGATGTATCGACAAGTTGATGTGGTGTGTCATTATAATAAACATGATGAAACATCTTGTGTGGATTATCAATCTGAGTTAATTCTAATGTATCTGTATCATACAAATTAAAACCTCTAGGATCATCTACATCATTCCAATATATTTCATATGGATTTCCTAAGTAATGAATGTTCTCACGAGAGCTTCTGGTATGATAATGTCCAGAAAACACTTGTTTAAACTTTTTGTAGATAGAATAATCGTCTCCATGATCCATAACAACATACTTATTGGCATGAAACCCATTCAGCTCCAAGTGACCCATCACAACTTTAGCCTTTGATTTGTTTATACATTCATGAGTCTCTTCTCTATTCTCTTTGTTTATCCAAGGTACTAGTAATATGTTTAATTTATCTATTTTTATTTCTGTTGTTTTATCATAACAAACAATATTATCATATTCTTTTAATAATAATTGAATTGTATTAACCTGATTTGTATTCTTATAGTATGCAGTATGATTACCGACTATTGTATGAACTTTGATATTCATATCTCTCAAACGATTGAAGTAATTCTCTTTTGCCCAATCTAATGCCAAAAAATCTATACCTCTTCTATTATCAAATGTATCACCCATATCAACAATAGTAGTAATTCCTTCCTTTTCTATAGTAGGAAAGAATACATCATTATAAAATTTTAAAAAGTAATCATGAAATATAGCAGAACCCTTTCTAGCTCCAAAATGTTGATCCGTTATAATTGCTATCTTCATCCATTATACCTATAATTGATATTGTCTTTGATAGTATTATAATCACTTTCAGATCCTGCCATCATACCATCATCACTGAACACTTCACTATATCCTGACTTTTCAATTATCTTTGTTTTGATTTCAAGTTGTTTCTTTTCTTTTTGTATTCTTCTGAGAAACGCATAATGTATGATCTGCGTAAAGTAAGCAAAAGGATTCGAGGATTTCTCAGGATTAAAATTATTAATGTATTGAACGCAATTTTCGATTCCATCACACACCATATCATCTTTGAACATGTAGTTTACAAAATTAGGTTTGTAAGACAAATGAGTGGCTATCTTGAGAAAACAAGAACCAAGATAGTTGGTAATACGTGGTTTTGGTTTACCTTGTTCCTCAGCTTCTCTAACCTTTGCTTTATACTCTACAATAGCATAAAGAAACTCTTTATTGTTTACATAGTGTTCAGATCGTTTTCGTTTTGCCATCTTAGAATACATTTAAAAATATTGCATAACTATGTACATATTATAACAAAAGATTGTCCGCTTGACAAGCTCCTGAAATAGTAGTACAATAACTCTGTCAGAGTTGAAGGGATAGCTATAAGTATATTATTATAACTCAAATAACTTTTCTAAAGATTCTCTAGTTGTTTTTACACTAGAAACAAAACCTAAAGAGGAGCTTATACCTACTTTACTATCTGGTGGAGTAGTTCCTTTATTTAGAGACTTTTGATATCTTATAAATGTACTTATCTTTTCTTTGTCTGTGCATCTCGCATAAAATAATACATTTTTTAAATCTATCACAAACATCCTTTCATCGGTAAGTTTTAACCAAGGATCAACACGATATAAAGCAAAAGGCCCTCGTTTGACTGGTAGCTCCTTTATAAAACACGGATCAAAAACTATCAGAGTTCTTTCCTCATCAACAAACTCTTCGACTTGAGCAAATATTTCTTCACCCGAAGTTAATTTAATACATGCGTACTTGTCTTTATCGTTCATTTTTTTAGATGAGGCCATTGTTTGTAGAAATCTTCCGTGACTTTAGGATCATGGTCTGGATGATGTGTACTATTGATTGAAGGCTCCCAAGGTTTCTTAGATGCGTTCTTAATAACAATAAATCGATCAGCAGCAAATGTGCCTGCTAAATTTATCTCTATG